GCATGAGATGGGACTGAAGCCAAGTGACGCAAAATTACTTACAACACCCAAAAGTGAAGAGCCGGTAGATACCGATACTAAGAGTACTTTAAAACCCTTTAAAGGGTACAAGAAATGAGAGCCTATGAATTTTTAATAGAGGGTGATGGTAAACCTAACCAAAACCATGTACAAGTATCTAAGGGCATGTATAAAGTTCGTGATGTAGGTGGATATGATAGAACATATCACTTAAATCGTTTATGGATGGCTATGGCAATGGCTGATGGTAAAAGTCAAGATGCAGTAGAAATGGATAATGCTAGTTTTGTTGAAAAATATAATACCGTTCATCCATATACCGAAGAAGAATATAATATGTTTATTGCAGCCACGAAGACGATCCCTTCAGAAATAAAAGATGTTATTCCTTATTCCAAAAGTGAAGAACCCAAAGATACTAATACCAAAAGCATTGCAGTAGGATTTAAGGGATATAAAAAATAATTTATCTTAAGTTTGCGAATAAATATATGTATGGAGACGGTTGCATATGTATATAAGTGGATTCATCTACCTACTGGTAAATGGTATATAGGGTCCCGAACTAGAGCGGGAGGCCATCCTGAAGATGGATATTACTGTTCAAGTAAAATAGTCAAACCATTAATACTATCAAATCCAAATGAATGGAAACGAGAAATACTAGCAACTGGTACACCTGCTGATATGTATGCGTTAGAAACTAAATTACTACAGGATTCAAATGCTAAACATGATTCAGCAAGTTACAATCAACATAATAATGATCGCTCACCGATTCGTACCGGTATCCCCCACACACCGCAATCAATAGATAAAATGAGTGGCCCGCGCAAGCCTTATGGTCCGCAAACACCAAACCATATTGAAAAACGAGCAGTCAAAAAAAGAGGAATAGGTAGGCCTGATTTAGGCCTATTGAATAGGTCTAGAGTCGGAATCAATAATCCAAATTTTGGAAAAATACAGTCCGATGAATGGAAGCTAAAAAATAGTATAGCCAATTCAGGTAAACCCAAACCACAAATTAACTGTCCACATTGTGGAGTTACAGGTGGTACTGGGGTGATGTCTAGATGGCATTTTAATAACTGTAAACAAAAGAAAGACCAACCATGATTGATGTTAACCAAATATTTGACACTGTTAAACTTAAGTTTTATTATGAATATCTAGTAAACTGTCACATTTATAGTGAGGGTGATAGTAAGTTTCATCAAGCATTAACAACTGAAGTAGTAAAAACCTATGTCGATCCGTTAAATTTGCCCAAAGATGCTAAAATCTTAGATTTGGGCTGCGGTCCGGGATATTTCTTAGATGAAATGAAAAACCGAGGCTATACCGATGTAGTAGGAGTAACATTAAGTCCTGAAGATGTAAAAATTTGTGAGGATAAAGGTCATACTATTAAAAAATATGATTTAAGTTTTTTACCACAAAAAGATGGTTATTACGATGAATCTGTAGATTTTATATTTTTACGGCATGCATTAGAACATAGTCCTTATCCTATCTTTAGTTTAATGGAGTATAACCGTGTTCTTAAACAAGGTGGCAAAATATATATTGAAGTTCCCGCTCCTAACTGTGAAAGACAGCATGAAATGAATCTAAATCATTACAGCATTTTGGGAGAGACTCAACTAATAGCACTATTCCTTAGAACTGGGTTCGACACTAATATATTCAATAGTATTGAGTTTGATTTAGGTATGCCTGCTGAAAATGGCGAACTTAAAAACTTTAAAGAAAAGTATTATTGTGCAGTTCTTACAAAAACTAGACCCTTAGACATTAAATAAAAGATAAATACTCATTATAAGTGAGTATTTTTTTAAGATAAATATTAGTTTGGGAAGACGCCCAAACTAAATAATAATTATGAGTGGATCACCGTCATTAGTTAAAACTCCCTATGTAAAAACTAAATTCGCAACACAAAAAGAGTTAGATGATTTTATAAAGTGTTGCAATCCTATTACAGGTTATCTGTATTTCATGGATAACTTTTTTATGATTCAACACCCTACTAAGGGCAGCATGGTATATCATCCATGGCCTTATCAAGAACGGTTAATTCATACATACCACAATTATCGTTTTAGTATTAGTTTGATGCCTCGTCAAAGTGGTAAATCTACTAGTGCTGCCGGCTATCTACTTTGGTACGCTATGTTCGTACCCGACTCTACTATTCTTATAGCAGCACATAAGTATACAGGCGCACAAGAAATCATGCAGCGTATTCGTTACGCATATGAAAACTGTCCTGATTATATTAAAGCAGGCGTTACCACATACAATAAAGGTTCACTTGACTTTGAGAATGGTAGTCGTATCGTATCAGCTACTACTACTGAAAATACTGGTCGTGGTATGTCTATTACATTATTGTACTTAGATGAGTTTGCATTCGTTAGACCTACTATTGCAGAACAATTTTGGACTTCAATTACTCCTACTCTTGCAACTGGTGGTAAAGCAATAATTACTAGCACCCCAAATAGCGATGAAGATCAATTTGCTCTTATTTGGAAAGGTGCTAATAAAACAGAAGATTCATATGGTAATCAAACTGAATTAGGTGTAAACGGGTTTAGAGCATACAGAGCGCATTGGTCTGAACAACCGGGACGTGATGATAATTGGGCCGAATCAATGAAGGCTCAATTAGGAGAAGATAGGTTCCGTCGTGAAATAGGGTGCGAATTTATTATTGCAGATGAAACTCTTATTAATCCTAGCACACTTATTGATTTAGAAGGCAGTGAACCCATAACTCGTATGGGACAAGTTAGATGGTATAAAAAACCTGAAAAGGGTAATATATATGCAGTGGCACTTGATCCAAGTTTAGGTACTGGTGGAGATCCTGCTGCTATACAAATTTTTGAGGCTAATACTACCACCCAAGTTGGTGAATGGAAACATAATAAAACTGACATACCTAATCAGATTAAATTATTGGCACAAATAAACAAATATATTGTAGAATGCACAGAAGAACCTGATAGTTTGTATTATAGTATAGAAAACAATACTATCGGCGAAGCTGCGCTAATATCACTAGCAGAATACGGAGAAACTAATATACTTGGTATCTTTTTAAGTGAGCCGGGCAAAAAGCGTAGAGGATACAATACTACACAAAAGTCTAAACTTACAGCTTGTGCTAAATTTAAAACATTATTAGAAAGTAAGAAAATGAAAATTCATAGCAAAAGTTTGATATCAGAATTAAAAACTTTTGTTGCTAGTGGTGGTAGTTATGCAGCTAAGATAGGTGATACCGACGATTTGATTATGGCATCATTATTAACGATTAGAATGCTACAATCTTTAAGTGATTACTATCTTGACTTGGGAGAACAAATTCGTGACCATGATGAATATATTCAACCACTCCCATTCTTCGCTGTCTTAAGTTGATACAAAGATAAATACTATATGCCAATTAAAACAGACTCATTATACCGTGATTTATATAAACTTCTTAAGGTAAGAGGTTACGACCCTATACCAAAAGGTAGTGATGGAGAGACTGTACCTGTTCCCGACGAAGCTGAAGTTTTTAAATTTACTTTCAAAAAAGATGGTAAACCAATAGACACTGCTTGGGTTACTATTGATAGTAACCAAGACTTAAAAATATATTATGATGATGGTATTGTTGATTCTACTACAGAAGATTTAGAATCGGGATCGTTTGATGATAGTTGGACTGGTTTTTTACAACAATTAAAAATGTGGAGTCAACGCAGACAACTAGGCTTTGATACCGAAAACAAAGACCATTTAGCCAGTGATATGGCACAGAGGGATCATATGAAAAAGAAAGAAAACATTGCAGAAGGATATTATCCAATGGGCAAACAAGCAAGTTATAGTGATGCTATACCTAGCGTCAAAATAATATTACAACATAGTCGTAAACTTGAAGAAGGTGAACAGCGTTATCGAAATATTTCTAGAATTTTCGTTGAAAATTCCAATGGAGAACGCTTTTTACTTAATACTACTAAGCCAGGTCTTGCCCGAGTATATGCTAGACATATAGCAGAAGGTGGCACACCATATGATGACCGCGCTGGTCATATTCAATCATTGGTTGAAGAATATGAAAAAATGGCAGGATTTGTCCGTGCTACACGCAATGGACAGTTTAATGAAAGTACTCAACGTTTAGTACTAGAAGGTATTAATCATTACCAATCATTAAGAGAAACACTAAGCCGTATGACTGGTCGTCGAGGATATAATATGTATTTTGAAAGTTGGACTCCTACTTTAATGGAAGACGACGGTGAAGTTTCTGGTATTAATGAACTATTTGTACAGGAAACACTAGATCCTAGAATTGAAAATGCTATGCCAATTCTCAAAAAGTTACACAAGAAACTTGGTGAGATGAAAGAAGTTTCTCAGTTAGAAGAATGGGCCGATAGTTTAGTAAATGAGTACAAACAAGACGATAATAGTGGTTATATTCAGTTATTACAAAGCAAATTAAAAGCAGGCAAGCCACTAACTCCCCAAGAAAAAGAAAAACTTAAAGCATATCTTGCAGCTAAACAAATGGGTCTAAATGAGTATAAACAAGACGATAATAGTGGTTATATTCAGTTATTACAAAGCAAATTAAAAGCAGGCAAGCCACTAACTCCCCAAGAAAAAGAAAAACTTAAAGCATATCTTGCAGCTAAACAGCTAGGTCTACAAGAAGAAGGCGATAGTGGTCAAACAGCACTTAATCCAGTTGGTATTCCTGAAGATGAATTGGATGAAGGCAAGGGAGCTATAAGAAAGTTCTTAGCAGGTTTAGGAATCATAGGTACTCTAGGAGCGCATATCAGTAGTGAAGACGAAGCCATAATACAAAGAATGGCTGTGAAATATGACCAAGCGCAGTCTCCACAAGAGAAAGCACAAATCAAACGCGACATTGAAAGAGTTACTAAAGGTAGTTTAGTTAAAGAAGAAGAAGTTGAAGAAAGTGGACTACAGGCATATCTTGGTAATAAGAAATATGGCAAAGAAGGTATGGATGCTTTACGCAAAGCAGGCCGTGATGGCGCTAGTAAAGAAAAGATGGCAAACATCCGTGCTAAGTATGACAAACTAGATGAAGAAG